ACTGACTATTTTTATATATTGCAAGACTATCATATCTAAAAGGCTTATATGCTTTACGCTTATTCACAGTGTTATGAAATACAAATAACAAATTTGTTAAATCATTTTTAGTGACAATATTTGAACATTTTACTTTGGACCAAAATTGATGGGCATGTTGACAACATTCGGGACAAGGCAGGTTATAACATATTTGTTGTATTTGCTGGATTAATTGTTGTGATATTATTGAAAAACTATCTTCTTTAATTTTATGTGCCAGAGTATGAATAAATATCCATGTTGGAGGACCCCACTGATTCGGCGACATATATAGTGTTATATTATTATAAATGTGCAATTTATACTAATAATATTGTTGGTTGTTGTAATATAGTTTACATAAAAAGTAGGTGTAACATAGTTAAAGAAATGTATATATATTCAGTATATGAATAATACCCCTGTCAATAGACGATGACATCAAAGAATGTTGTATATCCCGACAACCATTAATTGAACATGCATTTACAATGGATTGTGGACATACATTTAATTATATACCACTTTACACCGAAATATGCAAGCAAAAATTTATATATAAGACATATACTCAATATATTGGTAGAAATAATAGAAATTATGCTATTCAATGCCCATACTGTCGTCATTTTCAGCAAAAAATTTTACCATATTATTCCGAACTAAACTTGGCATTACATTATGGAGTAAATACAACAAATAAAGATTATTATTGCCCAACCTTAACTGCACGCGATTCCGTATGTAAATATAAAGGTGTCACATTTTCGGAATCAACAGTATGTAAAGAAGCAACTACACCCGACGATCCGCATTATAACCCATTATGCCCACAACAAGTAACACCCTGCGTATGTCTACCAGGCACAACTGATGTGTACTGCGTATATCATTATTTCGACAAATTACGTATACAAAAACTACAAATTAAACGAGAAATACAACAGACAAAAAAACTGGAAAAACAAGCGGAAAAACAAGCGGAAAAACAAGAAGCATTACAACAAAAACAAGCGGAAAAACAAGAAGCATTACAACAAAAACAAGAAGCATTACAACAAAAACAAGAAGAATTACAACAAAAACGCAATGACAAACATTTACAAAAACAACACGAAATAGCACAAAAAGCTGCAAATAAAATCAAAATTTTTGAAGATAAAAATATAGAACGAATCGCGCAAGGACTTAAACCATTAAAAATGAGAGTAGTATATAAATGCACGACAAACGAAATCAATACTGTCAAAATAGTTTAAAAACTATTATTCACATAATGTAAATAATGGAGAATACACTCAGTCCCAGTACGTCTGCAAAAAATGAGTTGATTTCTAATATTAAAGAATGGATTCGTTTAGATACTGAAATTTCGAAGAAAAATGCAGAACTCAAGATATGTAAAAATGCAAAAACAACCCTTACAAAAACATTAATTCAACTAATGAAAACCCATAATATTGATTGTTTTGACATCAATGGAGGCGCACTGTTATACAAACAGCGTAAAAGTAAACAAACTATTTCCAAAAAATATTTATTAGCTCAAGTGCAAGAATATTTTAAAAATGATGTCGAAAGTGCAAATGAATTAACTGCACAGGTTTTAAATAATAGAGAAGAAAAACTTGTTGACGAACTTAAGCGAAATAAATCTAATAAATGAAAGACATAAAGATTGTCGTATAACCATAATATATTATGGATCATAAATATAATATAACCGAAGTATTAAAAGACCGTAATACTTTAACAACCGTATATTCCAAAACCAAACCAATTGTATTACATGTTATTTGTTATTATATTACAATGCCACCTACATCCAAATATCCATATTTGCAATTTATTCTTGAAAATACATATGACGATTTTTCAGCAAATCAATTTACCTTACCCACCATTACATTTTATGAAATTACAAATCTTTTTGAAGACATAATTATGTCTAACATTACACCAATGTTATTGCAATTCGGCATTGATAAACAACATATAAAATATAACGGAATTTTATGGCAAAATAAACAAGCATATATTATGATTGATATTGCACAAATTAACATGCCCCACACATATTTAACTACTGAACAACGTTATTGGAATGTTCTTTCCAGCGAAATAATTAATAATCGTTCTATTTGTGGGATACCAATCAATCATGAAATAACAGAATTATTTACACAAGTTCCCCAAATAGGTGTTTTATACAATTATAAAGACAAACCATATATCATACCTGACGCCGTATACTCCGGAAATGAATTTAATACAGCTGGCTTAGATGCCACTATTGGACCCAACAAATATTCTATTGGAAACAACTTACCAACATATAATTTTCACCAAACGATTCATACTGCATTAAAAGATGGTGCTTGGATTCAATGTGGCGGTATTCACACAATAGATTCAAACCATAATTCAATTACTGATAACATGCGCAGTAAATTATTACCCAATAATCAGTATGGAAAATATATTAAAGGAGGAATTACAAGATACGCGTTATTTTGCGATGAATTTCATGTTCATTCCGAGAGTAATGAATCTATTGCAGATAATATTATGGGACCATATACTGGCGTCAATGTCTTATTCATATATAAGCCCAATAATACTAACACAATTGAACCAGATATTATGGTATTCAATTATGATAATATTATTCCATTATCATGTCATTTAATTCATAGCGATAAATTATGCGAAAAATACGAATTCGACCATACTTATGATGGACCAATAATTTATTAACTTACTAAACATTTTATTTTTGGGTTTTACACAATTATTAATTTCTTAATAATTATATAATGACTGCACATATAATTATTACTATATTAGGTTTAGCTATTTTGATGATTTATATTGTAGTAAAGTTGTTAGAATTTTATGGCATTCAATTAAATCAATATGGGTCATATATTTTATTTTATGTATTTCTATTACTTACATATTTTATTTTACCACATGGATATCAATCGCCACCTTAACATGATTCACAACTATACCGTTGAACATTTAGGTTGAACATTTAGGTTGACCAACGGTGACAAAATGTTATAATATTATAAATATATATTTATAATATATATTATGAATTTTGATTTGAACACTTTAAAAACTAATTTTAACGTTATTCGTGAATTGCGTACTAATGTTACCAAAAATATTGAGGTTTTAAGAACATATATATCCACATTAAAAACTATATATATGAATTTTGTCAACAATAATAAACAAAATATTTATGCGTTCGGACTTGATTCATTTCAATTTCAAAGAACATTAATCGATATTGAATTTGAAGACATAGAACGTATTTTTGTGACAATAAGTAATCGAATGTATTGCGAATATTATAAATTATTCAAAATAATACTACAGTATGTTAAGGAAAATATCACAGATATTAATAAAACTTTAACTGCAAATACTAACAAATACCCAGTATACAGAGAATTAGACCCATTTAAAAGTTATTCCTTTCACCTTGTTGAAGGTCTTCATGAGGATATACTAAGTTTTTTAAATGCCATTGAGGTATTTGTTAGTGAAAAGGAAACTAAATTACAATCATATAAAAACCAACAACAAATTGGATTATGTATTAATAATTTTGTATCAACATTTAATTATAGTAATTTAGTTATTAGAGAGCAAGGATTATTATTTATATCGTATGTGCAATTTTTTCACAAACTACATACCAAATATTTACGTCATTATACTAACAAATTACAACTTATGCATACGCAAATTACAAAAGATATAGCATTCGAAAATAAACAAGCTATAAATGAACTTATCACTACCGATATAACTAAGACAACCAACTTTACTATTTCAACATCTATTAAAATCCCTAACTATTCTAGTTCAGAAGAATCAAAACAATCAATTAAGTTAAATAAAATATTTAGTAAAAACAACAAATTTTTACAAAAAATTGCACCACAATCGGCATTAAAATGCCAAGCATTAAAAGTAATGGATAAACTACAATCAATGGCAGATTTTGTAAAAAAAATTCCTGCAGAAAATTTGTTAGTTACAGAACCAACTGAGGTTGTTGAAGAATTAAATGACAACACAAATGAACATGTTAAATACGATGCAGATGACGGTACTTTAAATATTAATAATTCAGTAGTTGCCTTAGAATCTGTTCTAAGTTCTGATATATCAAATGTTGAAGCAACTGTCGATAGTAAATATGCCTATTGTGTTTTAACACAAGATGATGCATTTGAAATCGAATATTCTGTCGATAAATCATATAATAACAGTGATGATGAAAATAGTACTAATCACGAAAAAATATCATTAATTGTTAGCGAATGTATAAATTTGGTTGAAGAGAGTCCAGTTGTTGAAGAGAGTCCAGTTGTTGAAGAGAGTCCAGTTGTTGAAGAGAGTCCAGTTGTTGAAGAGAGTCCAGTTGTTGAAGAGAGTCCAGTTGTTGAAGTAAATTCATTTGACGGAGAACAATCTTATAAAACATATAATAATTCAAAACGCGACACTAAAGCACGTAAGAAGAAATAAATTATTACTATAAAAAATTGAAATAATTATCATAATGTAATATAGATTAATATACTACATAATGGAACGTAAAATCAACAAGCGCATCGAAGGATTTTTGGGTAATTTCAAAGACGAAATTAAAAATAAGGCAATTACTCTTGAGTTAATAACAGAGCCAAATTTCACAACATTACTTCAGTATATTTACGATTATGAACCGCTAATTATTACAAAGTGTGATTTATCAAAACGAAAAAGAGTGAAAAATTCGGTATACTATGCAGATAGATGTTGTGCCAAAAGGGCCAACGGGGATCAATGTACAAGAAGAAAAAAGGCGAACAGTGATAGTGATTATTGTGGAACTCATTTAAAAGGTACTCCACATGGAATTTGTCAAATAAATGACGTTTCGTCCACAGTTGTTCAAAAAGTGGAGGTGTGGGCACAAGATATACAAGGTATAGTTTATTATATTGATAAAAATTATAATGTTTATCAAGCTGAAGATGTTATAAAAGGTATAAATAATCCCAAAGTCATTGCTAAATATGTTAAAAATGATAATGTTTATAGCATCCCCGAATACAACATGTAAATGTATTGTATCATACTTCTTGTGGATTTATTTTCGTAATCCTTTATTCATCGTAGACATAATTTTAAAAAAGTATATACACAGTGATAATATTGCCTACTGTAATGTAGATAGGAATTTTCGAATCAAAAAATAGTATGTAGGTAAACAATATTTTGGGTAAAAAACAGGTTTGAAAGTATTTTCAGGTTTTCGTTTTTGGACATTTATAAATGTCCAATTCTGAAAACTGAAAATACTTTCCAGAAAAGGGGGTGTGAACAAAGGTTTTAGAGCATAATGCTCTAAATTTTATTTTTAAGATTATTTTTTTGTTATGATAAAAAAACACATAAAAAGGGTCTGAAAAATGGACAAAAATCAAAATGGAAATAAATGGAAATAAAAAAATCCCCAAAAATCCCCAAAAGTAGCACTTCACTTCATTTTGTTATGATTTATGAAATGAATATTGTAGAATTTATTTTCACATTTAAGAGCATAAAGTGAAATGGAAATGAATGGAAATGAAAAATCCCCAAAAATCCCCTGAGCATACTTGATATAAATCTCGGTCTTAAAAGTAGTAAATCGTAAATATGCAGTAAAATTTAATATTTCCACTATGTATAGCAGAAATGGAAAGACAATCCTTACATATTCAATATAAACATATTTGTGAGAGTTGTGCCTATCAAACATCAAATAAAAAGGATTTTAAAAAACATTTATCAACTATAAAACATCAAATATCAGTAATGGATTCAAAAAAACCTCCATCAGAACATATAAAATTATTCGGGTGTGAATATTGTGGTAAATTATACAATAGTAATTCAGGTCTGTGGAAACACAATATAAAATGTACAAGTAAACAACCTCGTGAAGATAATGCAGACCTAAATGATAAGGATTTAATATTAATGCTAATAAAACAAAACGCCAAATTGATGAATATTGTCGAAACTGGTACTACTACAACCAATATAACTAACTCACATAACAAGACATTTAATATGAACTTTTTCTTGAATGAAACATGTAAAAATGCGATGAATATAAATGATTTTGTTAGTTCAGTTACCCCAACTATTGAAGAACTTGAAGAAACTGGAAAGATAGGATATGTAGCTGGTATTACAAATGTGATTTTGAATAGATTGAAAAATTTAGAATTAGGCGAGCAGCCGATGCATTGTAGTGATGCAAAACGCGAGACATTATATGTGAAAGATAAGGATGTTTGGGAAAAAGAAACTGGCGAAAAGGTGCTGATAACTGGAGCAATTAAGATGATAGCACATAAAAATATAAAAAATATAATCGAATGGCAAACACTTTATCCAGGTTGTAGTGACGCACGTTCACGTAAAAACAATGAATATTTAAATATAATAAGTAATTCAATGTCAGGAGGTGACATAAATGAATGCAATAAAAACATTAATAAAATAATAAGCAATATAGCGAAAGAAACAATGATTGACCGATGATGTCATGTCCAACCGCATCCAAATAACTTTGTTAGTATGTAGTTATAGAACTAAGTGATTAGAAACTGTTTAGTCAAATTGTTCATCATTTGGTTCTGAAATATATTCGGGCTTGTTGAATTTAGGAGGATTTATAATAACTGATTTATATTTTTCAACATAAGGAATTTTAGATATATATAATTTGTTATTGTAATTTTGTTCTACTGTAAATGTAGAACGTGAAATAAGAATAAGTTTACCGTCAATTGTTCGTGTAATCATTTATGTAAATAATATTTTAAACTTTAAATTCGTTTAAAATATACTCTAATTTTTAAAATATATAATATATAATGCAATCAACCAATTTATTAACCAGAGATTCATTAAGCGGAGGTTCGGTTTTGGGTACCTTAGGAGACAAACTAAAAAACTGGACATCGTCTACAAGTGGAATATTAATACTTGTAGTTATATTAGCAATAATAATCATAAGTATATATACGATTTATACTGTATTTGCAAATAATAAACCGTTATTTGCAGCAAATCGTGAAAATGTACCTGTCGTTGCGAATTCGAACAAAACAGCAACTTTAATGATATTTTCAGTCGATTGGTGCCCTCACTGTAAAACTGCCCTTCCTGAGTGGGAAGAATTAAAAGCAGAGTATGAAGATAAAACAGTAAATGGGTACACTGTTGTGTTTCAAGAATATAATTGTACCAATGAAAATGCCGAAATTGAAAAGTTAATGGATAAATATAAGATTGAAGGATATCCAACTGTTAAGCTAATTAAAGATAATCAGGTTATCGAGTATGATGCAAAACCAACCAAAGCAACAATGTCCACTTTTTTAAATACTGTCCTGTAAAACCGACGAAGATGTCGGTTGTTTACATTTTAAATATTTTAATGCAATTGTTTTTCCGTCTTGTATTAGTTTTGCCCGCATTGCAGAATCACTAACAACACTTTTAAGAGTTTCTGGAGATAATGCTTGAATGTCGTCTATAATAACAAGTTCATTTTCAATAATTTCTTTATTGACCATTTCTCCAATATAAGTTATCGAATTCATTGTTAACCCAACAATGTATTCTAAAATAGACGAGTCTTCTTTTATTATGGTATGCTTATGAGAGTTGTCACTGTAATTCCTATTTATTCCTAAAATTTCAGTAGAATTTTGATTATCTCGAATACATGAGTTTAGGGGATAATTAAGCAAAATTCCTCCATCAATATAGCATCCGCCATCCATAAATATAGGCATTACTATACCGGGCAGTGCACAAGACATTGTTATTGCTTTAATTAATGAGATATTTGGGTGCGTTGTATGAGATAACTCTAACACCTTAAATGTATTGAGGTCAAATGTAAATAAGTGAAAATCAATATTGTTATAATCATAAAATTCCTGTAATGTTATCGCCGTATCTAAATCTTTAGATTGTAATAATGGTTTAAATAGTATTTCAAACATTGATTCGTTATATAGCCCTTTATTGTAATACACATCAAATAATTGTTTTGGTTTGAGTTTAAATGCGTCATGCCATGGTCGTTCGATAATATATTTATTTAATGTGTCCCAATCATGGTTTAAACAAATAAACGCTCCAATAATGGTACCAACAGATGTACCGTAAATAGATTGTATATTTTCCCTATTCCAATAGTCTTCGTCGTGTAATTGTTGTAATGCGCCTAAATATTTAAACCCTAAAGGTCCTCCTCCTGCGAGAACTAAATGTTTAATAATCATATACGATATAATAATATTGTATCTAAATATTTGCGAAATTAATATATTATCTTCAATTGTGATATATGTAACGCACATCACAAAGATGTTGTAGTAATGTAAAATTTATTTTCTAATCCATAAGTAATAATGTCGAATATTTTTACATTAGATAAATTTGATGATTTCAGTGAAAAAATAAATATTGATGAACTTTATGAGGGAAAACGTCAATTAGATATAAATAAATTAGAATTGTTCAAGAAAATATTAAATCGTGTTCATGTTCGTATTAAGTCAATATCTAGACAGCGTGGTGCAGATAAATGTTGTTGGTATGTGGTGCCAGAAATAATGATTGGGGTTCCAAGATATGACCATGCGGGTTGTATAGCATATCTAATGTCAACGTTAGATACAAACGGTTTTAAAGTGAGATATTTTCAGCCAAACACAATTTTTATTACATGGAACCATTGGGTACCTTCATATGTTAGAACTGAAATTAAAAAAAAAACAGGAATATTAGTAAATGAATTTGGTGAAAAAATAGAACATGATGATAATGTTGATGAACTTGAAGATATTCAACTCCATAATAAACCAATAGATGCTGTGGAATCTGGTAAAGGTGATAAAAAATATACTCCAATTACATCGTATAAACCATCTGGTAAATTGGTATATAATGAAGAAATTCTTAATCGCATTGATAATAAAATGCGCAATAAATAGAATTTCAAATTAGTTTGTCTAAAATCGTCTCATTTTTCTGTTAAGTCGGTGTATTTGAGGAACAAAATACTACGCATGATAATTTAAGTATAGTTTTAGCCATTCATTATTCCAACATTTTGGACAATATATTTGATAATGCGTACGAATTGTTTTTATGCCAAGTTGTTTGTTACATACATAACAATAATTATTAATGGGTACTTTTACTGCACTTGTTAGTGTATTTATTGAATGTTGTGAACGCGAATAGTGATTATTCATATTTAAAGGTAATAATATATATTTCTACAAATGTCATAAAAGTAGTTCAATTTTATTATACATTTGAACATTTCTCTAACTTCGTAATGAAACTTGTGAAGTTTACACAAAAGCGCAAAATTTTATGATAAAAAAAATTTATAATAAAATCGTCAATGTAATTTTTTGTACTTTTATACACGCTTATTTTTTATCTTGCGGCAATATGACTTCTTGTGCATAGTCTTGTTTGTTGATTTGCAACCTCTTCTGGTTCGGCAATACATTGATGTTTTTCCACGACACTGCGATGTTTTAACGCGTTTGCGGTAGATTTGTTTACGAGTCTTCGTTGCGGAGGATTGGGTACGAGTTTTAGGCATTATAATATAATAGTATATATTTTAAAATTCTAAATAGAAATTTATATACGCAGAACAGTATTTACTCTTATTATCTAAAGTTTTTATGGAAAATAATGCTATGATGACTGTTCCTTTTTGGAATTGTCTCCTAAACTCTCCTTTTTATCGATGTCGCCTTCTTGTTCTTCTAAATATTCTTCTTCTTGTTCTAAACGTTCTTTTTCTTGTTCTAAATTACTTGTTTGATTTTTGGCAGTATCCAATGATTTTTGTAAAACAATTGCTTCATATAAATATATTCCTTTTGTAAAATTCATTTCACATGATAAATAGAGTGTAATAATAATTTTTCTGGTATCAATTACAATTTGTTGGAGCATTGTTTCTGTCATTGCAGGATTAACTCGAATAACTTTTTTTTCCGTTTGTGGGTCAATTGTATATACAAATATTTTATCCAAAATTGCTAATAATTCAGATTGATGTCGCTGTGTTTTTTGTATCATATCTTTTAAATGTGATGCATAATCTTTAAATAATGAATTATTCATATTGCTAGTAATTTTATGACTAAATTTTTTGCAATCTTTGCTATAGTCTTTCAAACGAATATCGCTAAAATCAGTAATATTATCCTTCGCCATTTCGGTTGCATTTTTGCCTGTAAATACTGTGTAAAATATTTGTAAATCTTCATCGAAGATTTTTTTTGTTGCTTGAGACATGCCGTCAAACTGTCCTGTTTCATAATTATATTTGTCATCATTATATAATTTACGTAGTTGGGGTATGCCAGGTTCTTCGCTTAATGTTCTAACGTTACCTGTTTCACTACTGTTGATTGAACATATTTTGGGTTGAATAGTGACTGGTTCATCAGGTTTAATATTTGTAAATGTTTGTTTATTTTGCAGAGCAGAAATTCGATTATCGCAAATATTTAGTTTATATATTTGTCTAGGAGTGTTGGGTGGAATTTTAGATTTTTCATATAAATCTGCCCGTACATTATTTCCGAATTTATCTTTATACACGTAGATAGGATTAATTGTAGTGACTATGGCGGCGAATAAGTGTGCAATTTTAATGTAAAATTTGCTGATGGCTATACACATATTTTTTTTCTTGAATGTGTTTTGTACATTTAGTTTATTAATATCGTCTTTATTAAAAAAAATAACATCGTCTGTTTTTAGTTCATTAATGGGTTGTCCATTTTTAATTCTTTGCGATAAATATGTAATCTCTAATGATGTAAAATAGCGTTCCACAATATCGGATGTTAAAATAATTAAGTTATTACAATATTCGGGATTATATAATTGTTTAAGACTATCAAAATCCATTGTTAAAATATAATAAGTTGCAATGTAATCCATAATATGAGTAGCTGAAGCAGGTTTTAGTAGCTTATTATTTGCATCAAATGTTGAGACATTATTTCCCATTTATATACTTATGTATATAAATATTAAAAATAATAATTGCGATAAACTAATCGTAAATAAAATTATTAATAATTTAATATTTAATAAAATTGAACTATAAAATTATTTTCTAATAGATGTAACAGAATGATAACTAATACAGACAAAAGCAAAAAGAAAAAACACAGTTCTAATGATAAGCGCTCTTTATGGAATATATTTGAAGCAGAGGTAATAAATCCAAATAAGCCTCCAGAACCTTTAGAATGTTTGTACCGAAAGCATGGAAATAGAGAATCGTGTGATCGTTGCGACTATTTATTAGCATATTCAGAAGAAGGATTTTTAACTTGTACGAATAACAAATGTGGTATTATTTATACAGATATATTGGACCATTCTCCTGAATGGAGATTTTATGGAGCTGATGATAATCAATCGTCGGATCCTACTCGTTGTGGAATGCCGATTAATCCTCTTTTAGAAGAATCGTCTTATGGGTGTCGAGTGTTATGTGTTGGTAAATCATCGTACGCTATGAGAAAAATTCGCCGTTATACCGAGTGGCAATCAATGCCATATAAGGAAAAGGCCTTATACGATGAATTTCAAAAAATGACAGCAGTTGCGGTTGCAGCAGGTTATTGTAAAAAAATAATTGATGATTCAATTTATTATCATAAAAAGTTGTCTGAATTTGACCAAACATTTAGAGGTGATAATAAAGAAGGGTTGTTAATTGGTGCAATGTCAATAGCATGTAAAATTAACAAAGCGCCGCGAACTGCAAAAGAATTAGCAAAAACATTTCATGTGGACGTTACAATTGCGACTCAAGGTTGTAAAATGGCTACTTCGATATTAACCCAACTCGAAAAAGATGTCGTTAATAAAGATAAAACAACATTTTGCAAGACAAAACCGGACGCATTTATAGAACGATATTGCAGTAAATTAAATATGAATGCAGAACTGACAAAGGTATGTATGTTTATTGCCATAAAGATTGATAAATTAAATATGATGCCAGAAAATACACCGCACTCGATAGCGGCTGGTGTTGTATATTTTATAGCCCAGTTGTGTCATCTGCCTATAACAAAAAAAGATGTTAAAATTATAAGTGAAATTTCTGAGGTTACAATAAATAAATGCTGCAATAAGTTAGATAAAATGACGTCAGAACTTGTGCCATCTGTTATTTTGAACAAATATAAATAATTACCAATTTATGAACTGTGGGAACTATTATTGAACACAAGCAGAAGTATATAATAATTTCAGGAATAGATAGCATTATACACTTTTTTTATATTTAAGTTCGCACGAAAATACGAATTTACATATTAATAACGTAGGCAATGGCTTAAATATAATAAACTAATATAGTTCATCATGGATAAACCTGCGCAAACTATTCCGAAATTTGTGTTCATAGTTCCGTATCGTAATCGTCCACAGCATAAGTTCTTTTTTTCCTTGTATATGCGTTCAATATTAGCAGAAGAAGATGAATATGAAATTTATTTTTCTCATCAATGCGATGCAAGAGCATTCAATAGAGGAGCGACAAAAAATATTGGATTTTTGGCTGTCAAAAAGAAGTATCCAGATGATTATAAAAATATAACATTTGTGTTTAATGATATTGATACGGTTCCTTATGCAAATATATTGGACTATATAACTACTGCTGGAAATGTAAAACATTTTTATGGTTTTAAATACGCTTTAGGAGGTATTGTTGCATTGACAGGTGCAGATTTTGAAACAACAAATGGTTATCCAAATTTTTGGGGATGGGGAATGGAGGATAATGTATTGCAAAAACGGTGTGAAAATAATAAATTGGCAATCGACCGCGGTAATTTTTATGCTATTGGAAGTCCATTTATTGTACATTTATTTGATGGCGTAAGCAGAATAATAAATAGTAAAGACCCTTGGAGAGCAACACACGATAACGGGTATGACGGTTTGCGTACAATTCATAAACTTAAATATACAGTTGATTTACAATCATTAAATCCTGCAGATAATAATGATGATGAAGTTAGTAATGTATTTTTCATTAATATTACGACGTTTATGACAGCACAACGTTTTGAGCATGATAACTATCATCAATACGACCTTCGCGAACCTCCAAGAAAAATAGTTCACCCCGACCGTGTTCCCACTAAGAAAATAGACCATTTAACTGATGATTGGTCTAATATTCCCTTCTATCCTGATATGAAAAAAAAAGAAGAAATGATTCAAGAATATGGAAAAGAGGTTGCTGAAGAAATTATTCAATATAGTTACGATAATTCAGTTGAACCAACAATGCCAGTAGTCCCTCCACCGTCTCAAATAACGCAACA